GTTGGACTTGGAGATTGTTTGAAGGTTAGTGCCGGAGCCGGTTGTGGATTGTGCGCAGGACAGCCGGCCAGTATCAGCACCGACAGGATTATAAGAGCAACGTATACGCCCGTCAGGATCACGATAAACTTCGAGCTGTTTGGCGACGCCTTCGACTTTTTTCCAGGATAATAGGTTGATGAGAAAAGGATGAGCCCGTTGTCCTTGTCCGACCACGAGTTTAAGAAGGGCTCCTTTGTCCGCGGTGAGTGTGGTGGTCTTTCGGCCAGCCTCTTTTTTGAATTGTTTCTCAAAGCCAAATTCATGGTAAAGGGTTTTAATGAGCTGCGGGGAGGAATTGAGGTTGACCGGGGATGGTGTGTGGAGATTGCAGGCGTCTTGGAGTTCGCGTTGTTGGGAGCGGAGTTCTGCGAGGCGGTGGTTAGAGGCGTCGATGTCATAATTAAAACCACGCAAGGACATATATTGCAGGGGTTCCATTAGGGAGATGTTGAAGTTGTAGTGAGCGCGCTGGGCGGGCGTCATCGCCTTCATGTGCGCTTGATGGATTTCAAGGGTGACAGCGGCGTCCTTGCAGCAGTAGCGATAGTGTGTGTCTTTGTCGTCGATCTTACGTTCGGATTTGTAGTAAGGCTCTTCCGTCCAGATAGACGCCTGGGTGCCGAGACCTTTAGGGAGTTCTGGATAGATTTCCCACCCGGAGAACATGGTGTCATGCTGAATGTTGTTGATAGGGCAGCGGAAGTGCCAGGCTAAGGCGGTGTAGTCGTAAAGGCCGTTTTGGAGGACTTTGGGAATTTCTTTGTCGGTGAGAACTTTTGAGAAGGCGACTAGGATTCTTTGAAGGGTTGTGGTGTCGTAGATTTCAAAAGGAATGATGAAGGCGGAGGATGGGTCGGTGGAGATCGAGCAGCAGGTTATGCCGTTGCGGTGTTTGTATTCGACTTTCGCTGCACGCTCGTTTGGAATCCCGCCTTCAATATCAAGCGAGACAAGCTGCTTAGTTTGAATAATGCTCTCCAACCTTGCAACGATCTCGTTTGGTGAAAGGTTGATCTCCAGACGCCGCTTTGGGAGTCTAAGTTCGGGGAACTTACTCTGAGCCACAGCGCGATTAAGATCGTGCAGGAATAGCGGCATGTTGTCATAGTTCGTGAAGAGGGAGGTGGGATGGAAGGTGGCTACGCATTTGTGTTTGTCGTTGAAGCCAGAGAAGATGGAGCCTCTAAATGCATCGAGCGAATGATGAACTCCTGCTGCCTTAAGAGCAAGGTCTCCTAGAAGTAAGACGCAGTTTGGTTGAAACTGGGCAAAGTCACTTCGGAGTTGGGCAAGTCCGTCTTGGATGTCTGGCCCGTCAAACATGAAGAAGGAAGACTGGGTTCCATAGGATGTCTTTGGTGGTTGGCTGCGACAGATGTTTGAGACGAGGCAATTCGCGCGCATAATTCCAGCGCGGGCTAGTGCCTTTTCTATATACATGAGACTCGGGCCTGCGAATGGGCGGTTCGCGGTGGTTTCGTGGTCGCGAGGGAAGTCACCGATGATGGCGAGGCGGTGATCGGGGGACGGAACGGAAGGGAATTCGGTGGGGATCATAGGGCGTCTGGTTTGATGAAGCTGATAGGCAAGTCAAGCGCTAGTGCCCAATCGTATTCTTGTTGGATTCCTACGGAGTCTGACCAGCCGTCAATGGCTAGCACGACTAGTTTGCTACAACGCTTGAGCATGGTTTCGTTTAGACCTGACCAGAAAGCTGCATCTGTGGGAAGTTCATAGCGTTGAGCAACGCAGTGCCAGTGGATGATGGGTGAATAGACAGCGATTTTAAGCTGTGCGTATTTAGCAACAGCAGCAAGAGCTTTCTGGTAGCGGTCTTCGCGGACAGCGGGATCAGGGTGTGAGTATGGGGAGGCGAGGTAGATCATGGTGTTGTAAGAGCTGCTTTAACAGCTTTATAGGTATCATGGAAATCTCCAGGCGTCTCGTCAATTGAGCATCTGTCGATTAGACTGATAGCGTCATCAAGAGCGGCATAAAGCTTTTCTGTATTATCCTCTGCCTTTTTCAGTCTCTCCCGCCATGTGTCTTCAATGCGGATTAGCTGAGCCTGGAAACTTTCCTGGCGTTCGACAAGACGATCGTTGAGTTCGCGGATGTCTGCCTCGCGTTTGTTGCTCCAGTCGAGAAAATCGTTAAGGCGGATGGCTGGGAATTTATCACCGATTGCACCTGACGGCCCGTAGACTGTGACTACTTCAATGGTATTCATAATCAGCAGAATTCAACATGTTTCCCTTGCACTTGCGTGTAAACGCTCTTGATACTTTCCATCGCCTGCACATAGTGGTGCTCTTTCTTCTCCGTGCCGATGACTCGTGCGCCGTTTAAGATCGCACTGCGGAGGATGGAACCACCGCCCATGTAAGGATCATAGATCGTTGTCCCCGGCGCGACGATAGGTTTCCAAATCATTTCGGACAGCCATTGATGCGGCTTGGCAAATGGGTGGGACTGGCACATGCGGTCAACTGTCGCATCACATTCCATGTGACACTTGTTCATCGGCATACGGAGATTTGCTTTGCCCTTTCGCATAACCATGACAGGCTCAATGGATTTTGTCCAGTTCGCGTGAGGTGCGTTGTTCTTGCAGCCGTGGGGTTTTGCCCAGATGAGCGGCCAGTCTTGGACTTTGAAGCCAGCTGCGTTGCCCCAGTCGCGCATCTTTTCCCAGTGTTGGAAGGCGCAGAAGAAGATCAGGAAGCCATCGGCTTTCAGGACGCGATAGGAGTTCTCAATAAACTTAGGAAGCTGGTCAAGGTTTTCCCCAACTTCATGTTCGTCAGCGGTAGATTCGAGATTCTGCATTCCTTCGAGGTTAGACATCTCAATCGCGTAGGGCGGGTCAGTGACGATGTGGTCGATAGAGAAGGGTTTGAGCTCGTTCTCCATGAAGGTGTGACAATCCGCATGGAACAGCATTGTGGAAATGGGAATGCGAGTGACACAGTTCGCGGGAAGATGGTCCTTCTTACGTTCAGCGACAGGCGCGGGGGCTGTGCCTGGAGTGCCAAGGGTGATGTTGAGGATGCCGGGTCCCGCTTTTGTAGGAGCTGGCGTTTTGACTTTGAAGGCGTCTTGGTTGAGCTGTGCAAGAGAGGCGGTGACTGCGGCTTCGCGGCGCTTCAGGAGGACATCGCGACCGGCTTGGGCGGTGTCGCATTCCCAGAGTTCTTTGTCGCCACGGATAAGTTCCTTGGCGAAGATGACCGCTTGGGCGACACTGGCGTGGGAGATTTTAAACAAGGAACCCGTAGCGCGTGTGCTCCAGTCTTCATACTTGGCGGACTCAGCGGTGTGGATTTTATAGATACCAACCGCGCGCTCTTGCCAGGAAAGCGGGGAGCGTTGGTCATTAGCTTCCATCTCCATGACCATTTTGGTGGCGGCGTCGACGCCAACAGCGACAACGGTGGGGACGTCAATCTCGCCAAGTTGAATGTAGGCTTCAAGGCGAGTCCCGCCGTCGATAAGGTTGTTGTCTTCGTCGATCAGGAGCGGTTGGAACGGGCCGAATTCGAGAAGGGATTGCATCTTCTCCTCCACAGCTTGCTGGAACTTTGCATCACGGCGGCGTAGGCGCTCTCCGACAGTGATGAGATTGATGGGGGTGTATCCGATGTTTTGAAGGCGGGAAATCATAAAGGTGGAAAGGGAAATCGGGTTAATTTACTCAGCGGTGGATACAAAAAATCCAATGGCGTAAATAGCTAGTGTTATACCAGCGACTGCGATGGCTCCTGCAAGGCCCCATACAAGACTAGCTGCTGTTATAAGCAGTAGCAATGCCAGTAGGAGTAAGACTAGGCCAATGACAATACGGTTACTGGAAGAAAGTGGTTTCATTTAAGTAGGATGGTAAGAGAAAAGTGGCCTGGAAACAAAGCCTCCAGGCCAAGGGCTTTGCGGGCTACTCCCCGTCTAGTTCCATCTGGCGTTTGATAGCCAGGTTGATGCGAGTGAGGTCAGAGCGGAGTTGCTTGTTCTGGATTTGAGTCTCGTGAACGCGGGTGTTGAGATACTCCAAGTCAGCTTCAGTCTCCTCAACCCGACGAATAATCGCAAGGCGTTCGTCGAAGATCGTGAGCTCGGATTTAACACGAGCTACTTCACGTTCGATGATGCCGTTGACTTCGGCGACTGGGATAGAGCGGCGTGGGTTTGGAAGTGCTTCGCAGCACTGATCAGCGGCAGCGCCCATCATAGTCTTGCCTAAACGGTTTCCTATGCGGATTGCCTTTTTAGTTTTAGTTTTAGTTTTAATCATGAGAAAGGGGCAGACAACAAAGCGGTCTGCCAGCGCGGTTTGGGTTTATTCAGCAGGGAGATTGGCTTTGAATCCAGCAACCTGGGAACGGACGCCGAACTCATCTTCAGACTGGCCTTCTTTGACCTTGGGCTTGTTGTTGTTGGTGATGGCAACAACGAACTTGCTTGGAAGCTCCGCGATGTAGACGTTGTTGAAACGCGGAACCTCAGGAGCGGTATCTCCCTTGGCAACGAGGCCAGCAACGGCGACTTGGAACAGGGTCAGTTTCTTAATGAACATATCCTTGTTTGGGCCTTCACCGTATTCGGTGCCTGGGACGGGGACTTGGAGGTAGGTGATAAGTTGGAAGCCGGGGGCAACCTTCTTCCCTTCGGGGTCTTCACATTCGTCCACAGTTTTGAGGACGACTTTAAGGTTCCAAGAATCGGGTGTGTTCTTGGATTTCACCAGCTCCGCGCTGTGGATTTGAACCAGGTGATTGCCTGGGGCGATGAGCGGCATGGACAAGTCGGCTCCGGAGAAGTCGAGATCGAGTGGCAGGATGTCTTGGGACATAGTGTTTGTTTGTGTTTGTTTGTTTGTGTTTGTTTTTCGTTGCTCAGATGAGCAGGAAAGTGTTAAGCGATTTCGCTTGAAATATAGTCGATGACTTGAGCGACGGTTTGGATTTTCTCCGCTGTTTCGCCGGGGATGTCAAGGGTGAATTCCTCCTCGAAAGCCATGATGAGTTCGACGTGATCGAGGGAGTCTGCGCCGAGGTCTTCGGAGAAGATTGCGTTTTCGGTCACAGCGTCTTCACCACAGTTAAGCTGTGCGTCGACAATGGTTTTGAGTTTGTTTAGGATTTCTTCTCGTGTCATATTGGTGGTGGTGTGCTTATTGTTGTGGTAGCCAAGGATCGCTTGGAATGAGTGAGCTAAACGCGTCTGGTTGAGGCGCGAACTGCGGTGTCGGTAAAGGGCTTTGACCGAGAAGTTCTTCGTCAGGTTGAAGGGAGGCAGCACCCCAGGGGACACAGGTGATGGCAGGGAGTCCTTCGTCTTGGAGGATGGAAAGGGCTTCGTCGGCGTAGGATTGGATGGAGGAGGATTCGGAGAGCTCGAAGGTGAGGAGGCAGGTGCGTTTCATTTCACAGGAGAGGAAAGAAGTTTCGCGATGATCGCGGGGGCGTCGGCACTGATATAGGCTCCAATCCCGCCTGCGGATTTCAGCCCGAGGGCTTCGGAACGGGCGTCTCCGACAGTGCGGACTTTGTAGTCAGCTTTAAGGGAGGCCTCTGCGCCGGAGGATTTGACTTCGGTTTGCCAGACTTCTTCGAAAAGGCCGGAGATGATGTCACCCATTTGTCCGGGACAGGCGATGCAGTGGAGAATCATCTTGGCGACTTCGTCTTTTTCAGTGGCGATATGGCCGATGAAGACAGTGCGTTTGCCGGAGGCTTTAAGCCAGAAGATGAGTTGCTTGAGGACGTTGGCGAATACGCCCCAGTCTTGAATGCGGAGCGGGTCGTCCTGGGTTTTCTTACCGTCTCCGAATTTGGGTGCGTTGGTGCCGGTGGCTGTGGCGCGAATTTTGTCGTAGATGAAGTCGACGAGGGTGGTGAGAGAGTCGATGATGATGGTTTCGACTTCGGGATCGGCGACTGCTTCTTCGAGGAGTTCTTTGACGCGATCCATGCGCGCTTGGCGAGGGGTGGGGGCGTTGGTTTTGTCGGTGAGCGGGGAGTCGTATTTGAACCAGGGGAGCTTGCCGTTTTTGGAGGCAAGATAGCGGGCTGGGCCTTTCATGTTTTGGTCACAGTCTAGAACGAAGGGCCTGGGGAATTGGAGGGCGAGGGTAGTTTTGCCGGAGCCGGGGCGGCCTAGGATGAGGATGGAGTTGGGAAGGGAGATGGTGAAGTCGGAGGAGGATTTCATAAGATGGTATGGTTAACGAGGTCGCGATGGAGGGCTTTGAGGCGGGCCTTTGCAGCGTCGGGGTTGGTGGTTAGGAGGCCAGAAATGCGGGCGATTTCATCTTCGATTGGTTTGTAGAGACGTTTGTAGATGGCGCGGGAAAGGGCGGGTTTATTGGGGTCGGGGGAGAGGGAACCTTCGGAGTGCTGTTGGACGAGGACGGCGGTGTGCTGGTAGAGGGGGTTAGTTTCTGTGCCTCGTGCGGTGGTGGAGAAGGCGATGGCGGGGAGAAGGGAGGTGATCATATTGAAGACGGCTTAGTGACAAATCAGGAGCGTGACCGTGCATGTGAAGGTTGAGCCAGAAACTTGGGTTATCCACGGAGAAAACGTAAGGGTTTCCGTCGGTGGGTGTATGGCCGTTTGGGTTGTTGCTATAGCACTCGGCATACCAGAGTCGCTTGTTTTCCCATTCCTGAAGCCCGTAATGCGCGGCTGGCGCTGTTGGATTAAGGTTCATGTCCCAGGTTTCCAGGTGTTATCTGCATACAGTCCCGTCCCCAGGATCATAGCTCTTTGGCTAGCCGGTGCGGAACATACGTCGAGATAGGGGCACGCGCCGTATTTTCCCGCGCACCAGTTGGTTTTCTTGGGGAAGTTCCTTGATGTGAGGTTGTGAAGAAGTTCCCCGATGAGAGCGAGGAGGTCTGACTTCCACTCGTCACATTGTTCAGTGGTGTAGTCGTAGGGTCGGCGGTAAGATTCATAGGAAATTCCAGTTTTGGTTGGTGCGCGGCAGATGACGGAGTTGAGGAAGAAGCCTTTGATGGAGAGGTTAGGGAACGCAGCTCGCATCGCGGTGACGTAACCTATGGGTTGCATGGAGACGGTGTAGGAATCGAAGAGCGCGTTGGTTTTGATGGATGAGGTTTTGTGGTCGCAGACGCGGAGAGTTTCTCCATCGCCCATGAGCATGAGAGCGTCGATGATACCAGACCATTCGATGCGGCAGTGGATGGTTTGTTCGTCTTCAAAAACGTCTTCCCACTCTTTGGCTATGCGTGTATGCTCTTGTTCACGCTCAAAATCGTTGGTTAACTTACCAAAACCCCACTTCTCAAACACGCTTATTGGAACCTCCGTCATCCCAACTGGCATCGCGAAAGTGAACTCAACCAATGGCTTGCCTTCGTGGACGTAAGGTGTGATAGTCTCGTTGAAATACTGCGCGACATATTGGCAGTAGGTGGCGAAGCAAAAGTCAGCTGTGCGGTAGTCGTCAATCGCGCCGGGTGGGTGAAGAGCGTATTCGGCTTGGATAGCGCGACCGCCGAGCTCGGTGATGGAGTCGATTGTGTCCTCTGCCGAGCGTTTGTAGAAACACTCAAGAGCAGAATGGAAAGCTGCGCCGAAGATGAGGGCGGATTTGGTGTGCGTAGTGCGGGAATGGACGAGCTTGTATTCGGCGCTCTTG